GCGGGGGAATTGCCATAGCGTCAATCTCAGCCTGACGCCCCGCATTGGCTTCGATATTCGCCGCGCGTTGATCGGCGCTGATCTGCGGGGCCTGCCCGGTTGGGTAAACGCTGCGCATGGCGTTGGCCATGACTTCCTCAGAGGTTCCCTCGGGGAACTCATAGATCACACCATCAGGGCCTTCAATTTCGATCACTCGAAGGCTCCCTTCTCGGGGTTCCAGCGGCGGCGCTTGACACTGAGGGGAGATGGTTCTGGCTTATCCTCCCCCTCGCGCGTGGCTTCAAAAATCCGGTCGCCAGCTTCTTTGCCGTGAACGAGGCGCAGAACTGTCCGCTCATAATCATCCAGATCACGGGCGAAGTTTGGGCTTGCTGGATTGAGCGCCCCCGACTTGTCTGCAAGCAGTTGAATGTCCCGGTCAGATACGCCGCCGAGTGCTGCGCCAGATGGGCTTGCCGCACGCATGGCCGCGATGTTTTCCGCAGAGGCGTTTGCCTGCAATGCGGCAACCTGCCGATACACTTCTGCGTTCTGGCTCCCCGGATTTTTCGCAGCAAGCTCCCCAGCCCATCCACCGACCATACGCGCCTTATCGGCCTCGCGGGCATATTTGGCGGCATTGGTGATGACCTCAGTTGCAGTCGCCTTGTTGGCATCAGTCAGAACGACTTTCTGTCCAAGCTTTTCGGCCTCGATTGCAGCGGGCGAACCGGGGACAGGCGCGGCTTTGGGCAGGTTGGTCTTAGGGTCAATGATCGGCGTTCCATCTGGGTTTGACAAGTATGCGTAATCTGTCGAAAGCTTGCCCAATTCAGGCGCGCCCCCGACTGTCACGGATGTTGCCCCCGCCTTCTTCTTCTGCAAATCCCAATCATTGAACGACAGAGGCGTGCGACCTGCGGCCTGCTCCTGCCCAGTGTAGAACTTGTATTCCTGCACGGCGGCTGGGTCTTTCACCACATCCGGCACACGGCTGTCAAAGATTGGCTGGAATGTCGTCGGGTCAAGCAACACGCCACCCACCTCAATCGGCGCGGGAGCGGCTGGGTTGCGCATCGCATCAACTTCCATCTGCGCCTTTTGCAGACCAAGCTGATACATCGGATCTTGCGCCTGCGCCCGCGAGGACAACTCCGAACCCATCAGGGCGTCAATGACAGGCCCATACTGCTTACGCGCCCATGGGTCAGCCTGAGCCGCCATGAGTAGGCTTATGATATCGCGTTGCGCGGCAGGCTGACCTTGGGTTGACATAGTGGTTTGAGGTTGTCCACCCATTCCAGCAACGCCGCCGTAAATGTCGGCTTCTCGATTGCGCCGCCACGCATTAATGCCGCCGTTATGCGTCGCCAAACCCCTGATGGCTGCAACATCATCTTCAATGCCGGGGGTTTGAACCGCCGCCGCGACATTTGAGGGAAGCGACCCATAATTATAAGTGATGCTGGCAAGGGAGGATTGTTGCTGCGGGTTAAGTGCCGCCCACACGTCAGGCCCCACCGCTTCTTGAGCGCGGGGGATAAACTCCGTGCCAACCCGGCGCGACAAGTCACGCTCCGCATCGTCACGAGAAACAGACATGCCCTGCGCAACAGGAACAACAGAGCCGTCAGGCATTGTGATAGTGTCAGAGCCGTATCCGGCTCGATAGGCGTTCAAATCCCAATATGGAGTTTCACGGAAGCCCTCAAACTCACGAATAAGGCCCAATGCATCCTCAGGGGCAGCCGCACTGGATGCACCGCCACCCGCAGTATATCCGCCCCCAGAACCACCGCCCATAAGCGCGGCAAGCACAGGGGCCATCGCGGCTTGGCCCTGCGCGATACCAGCGGCCTCTGCCTTGTCAGCCTTGCTTTCGCGGTAGTTCCCGGCAAGAGCGTTCACGACACGCCCCAAGCCCTGCGACCAGTGCGCAACCGGGGACGTGTCGCCCTCACGCGCCTGCATGACCGCCAACGCTTGACGTTCAGCCGCAAGCTGCTCCGGCGTCATTTTCCGACCGCCGCTACCCCATGTGAAGAAATCCTCAATCGCCATTATTGGACCCTCGAATAATCAACCCGAAGGAAGCCGCTTGGATCAGGAACCTGAGCCTCCGGCACATCTTGGGCCATGACGCCCATCTGCACCGGCCCACCCCAGATATAACGATAGGTGTAGATCGGCGTCCCGGCGTCAGTTTGCCCCACGCGCTGAATGTCTGTTTTCAGGCGACGATCTGAGAACATGCCCAGGCCAGCGGATACAAGGCCGAACAAGCCGCCCATAGCCGCCTGCGACTTCTCGAGATCAGCCTTATACTTCTGATTGACCAGACCTGTGTAATCGACACCGCCAACACCCGCCTGCGGTGTCGCGCCGCCCATCTGCGCCGGGTTGGATACCTGCGATCCTGACATCAGCGCGGTGATCTCATTGATCGGCTGATTGCGCCTTGCCAATGCCTCCGAAAACGCCTGTCCTCGCCCCGTCAGCGCGAGTTGGTTCAACTGATCGGTATTCGCATTAGTCATGCGGCCCATCTCAGCGTTCCAAGCCGCCGAACCCTCGCGGATGCCTTTGTTCGCAAGCACGGTGCGCATCTGCGCTTCATTCTGCCCTTGCTGTTGAAGCAGTCTTGGCGAGGCAAGATCATAGGCCCATTGCTCCGCGTCCGAATTGTTGAACTCGAATGGCTTGGCCACATAGTCTCGCAAAAACCCTGACTGACTTTCCGCCAACTGCGCCAAGTTTCCCTGCGCGCCTTGCGTGGCGTCAAAGATGGCTTGCTGTTCCGGGGAGTAAGTCGTGGTCTGCGTGAATTGCGGTGTTGAAACCACATTCCCTTGGCTGTCGGTAAAGCTGTTCTGCCCCGTCTGCTGATAGTTGACAGACCCCCACGGGTTTACCTGATTTACACCATTCAACTGCATCTGCGTGATGGCAGTATCGCGGTTCATGCCGGCCTGAGCAGAGGCGGTTTTGTAGGGATCTGGGGCTTTTGGGGTTTTCATGTCGGTTTCCATTCATCGCGCAAGATGCCGATAAGCACCCCATCCCGGCCTGCGCCAAACTGATTTCGCAAAGTGCCTTCGACAACGCCACCGAGGCGTTGGGCATATTCCACGACTTTGGGCTGTTCCGTGATAACCGTCATACGCTGGCACCTGAGTTGGCCGTAGGCGTATTTGCCTACCGAGCGTATGAGGCTCCTCGTTGGCGATCCCGCCACGGTCACATGAATGTCAGCGCCAGTGTAGCAGTTGAAAACCACTCCTGCAACCACCTCTCCGCCGCGCTCCACCCCGATGCAGGTAAACGGGGGGACAATCGGGCGTTTCAGGATGGCCTCCACCAGCGCCGCCACCCTGGCATCGGTGACGATCACGAAACGATATCCGCGATCTCCACCGTCGCATCAACGCGGATAATCTCAATATCCAGCGGGGCAACCGATCCCGACGTGATCTGCACCCCGATAGCCATGACGTGACCGGAGCCGCCAACGGATTGCCACCGCTGCGTGATTACAGTGCCGCGCTCTGCATCCCACACCGCCTCATCCCATAGCCCGCTGTCCCAAGCGTTGCTCGCGGGTATTTCCGGGGCATCTGGAGGCGATGGCAGGTTTTCATCGTAGTTGAACTGCGCAGAAACTCGCTCCGGTGCATCATAAGTCCCGCGCTTCACAACCCGCGCCATCTTGGCGATCTTCCGGCTTCCCGGTGTTTTCAGATCATCGAACAGGCCCAGATAATCCGAGGAATACGGTGCGCCCTGATCCGCCCCGGTCACATTGGCCTGAATGATGTGACCCAGCGTCGTGCCGTAAAACATGCCACCGCGAAACGTGATCATGCTCTTGACGTTCCAGCCCGTGAACTGGCACCACGCGCCCGTGTTGGCGTTCGCCACAAGAAGAACGGGCTGCTGATTGATCGGCGTGGGCGGTGCGACATAGACCATCTGACCTTCTGGCCAGACCTTACAATTCCACCCCGATGCCCCGCGTTCCTGAACGGCTTGCCCCCACAGGTCTTCAATGGGGTAAGACACCGCCGCCGCACCAAGCGCCGCCACATCACGCTCTACTGCGCTCGACAGGCTCACAAAGCCCACAGTCGTTGCAATCACCAAATCCCCACCGGCGCGGATGAACGCCTTCTTCCCCATCGGCTTGCCGATCCGATAAACCCCCACCTTCGACCACGACGCTGCATCATCGGGGGAAAGCCCCTGATACGCGGCAACTTCGCCTTCCGTGGTGACAAATACGTTCTGCTCTGACAGCCCCCCATCGCCGCCACTGTTCAATGACCATACGTGACCCCATTGGAGTGACCCTCCAAGATTAAACACCCCGCCAAGAGGGAGGATAACCGCAGTCCCGCCAACCTGATCTACGGGCAGATACCAAGCGTTAAGTGTCCCTGCCTCAACGAAATAGACGCGCTGCTTGTAGGCCCACACATAGGACAGCCGATCTGAGGAAATGCCCGCGATGCCCGGAGCCGCGCTCACGGCAACACCATCAGACGTAGCATCACCCGCACCATCGCCCGTAAGAGCCTCATTATCGACAAAGGTTCCGGTGATGCCCGTGATAATCAGGTCAGCCCCATCAACGGCCCAAACCGTCGCCGTTGCCCCAGACGTGCCACCCGTCACAACCTCACCCGCCACAAATGGCGTTACCTCTGCGTCGAAGCCCAGCCGAAACGCGCCGCCCAAGACATACGGGTAATACGTGGTTCCGTCATAGATGAAGCCCGTATCCACGCCATTTACGCCGACCAGAAAAGTTCCGCCCGCTGTGGAAAATTGCAAAACGGACCAATCGGAAGACGTAGCAGGGTAAACTGGCGGATACATGCCAGCCTCACCAATCACTTCGTCTAGAACCTCAGTCCCGATAGGTTCATCATCCTCAGTAGATAGATACCAGCCCGACCAATTTCCAGACGTAGAAACGTCCCAAATTCCATCATCGGTTGCGGAAAACATTTGCGTCACAGCGCCAATGTCATAAGTCCAGAGTGAGTTGACCGTTTCATCGGTAGGCAGAGACGCCCACCGCGCAGAACCGCGCCGCATGATTACAGACGAAGCTGTTGGAAACCAGTTGCGCAGCACAGATGCGCCGGGCATAAGGCCCTGGCCTGTCGGAATTGAGAGGTTGCGATTGCGCACCAATCCAGCCGTGGGGCTGGGAAAGCTGGCCAGTTGCGCCTTGCGTGGCTTGCTGCCTTTGGCTGGTTGCCTCATCCGAGCGGCCAAGGCCACGCAAGATTAGCCCCCAGATTGCGGTTGCGCCCTTGCCGGATCACTTGCGCCCCCTTGTCGCGGGTTTGAGCCTGAGACAAGGCCATGCCGTATGTTGCCAATTCTTCACTGTAATCAAGCCGCTTTTGCGACAGATACCGCCAGATCAAGCCAAGGGTCAGCACGCGCTCTGATAGGATAAACGTGTCCGTATCGGCAGTGAACGCAGGCTTTGGAGCGCCGTTCTCATCCAGAACGATCATCTTGCTGATATATGGGAATGTCGCCGTGCCATTGGGGGCGGGGAAGAACTCAAACTGCCTACCAATCAAAATCCACCCGCCCGGAGTGATGCGCTGGAAGTCGCTATTTTTGGTTTGCAGGTATTCCGACACGCTGCCAAAGGCATAATACCCCCATAGCCAATCTGCCTTATCCTGAACATCGGCGGCGATCGACATGCGGTCATAGTCGTCAGGCATCGGAAATGCAGTCAGCACCCCGTCGCCTACCATTTCAGCGATTTTCGTAATGTCGCGCCAGTCATGGGACAGCGCAATATCCTGCGCTACCTCATTCACCAGATCGCCCATTTCCACGGCGATCTGATCAGTGCTGGAATAGACCGCAGACGGCTTGCTCCCGACAATCCGCAGCGCAGCAGACTGAACTACGGATTGCAGTGTCATGCGGCTTGAACCTCGGAAACCATGCTGCGCAGCGTTTCAACGCTTGGATTTCCGCGCGGGCGTGCCCCGGTCAGATCCTTGTATTGCGATTTCAGCGCCTCAATTTCGGCATCTGCCGCAGAGACCGCCTCGTCAATTTCTTCCGGCTTTGGATCGGCCAATGGGACGCCACCACGCAACGCGGCAATCTGCGCCTGCAAATCGGCAATCATAGCCGCCTGACCACCCGAAACGGATTTCTCATCCGTGTATTGCCGCGCCATCTCTTTGAGTGCGTTGCCCGCCATGCCAAGGTTTTTCGCCGCTTGGCCTTCCATCTGAGCCAAGGCCTCAATGCTGTAGACCTTCAACGCGCGGCAAAGCGACAACTGCGCATCGCTGATCCCGTATGGCTTGAGCATTTCAAGCGGCGTTCCTGCCGCGCGCTGCTCGTTGCCATTCAGGAATGCGGCGTATTGATCAGCCCAGCGCTCGGCATAGGTGATCACCCGCAAGCCCTCCCGCCGATATGCCGCCATTGCTGGGAAAACAGGGGAATAAAGCTTTTGACCCGCGAACCGGACCTCGACAACCTCATGCGTGACAAGCACCTGCTTGCCCTCACGCTCGGATGCAGGAACATCCTCAAGCGTCTCATATTTGAAAATCGGGGTAACTGCGACGTCGCGCATGTCGATTGCAACAGGTTGCACCATTGGAGCCTCGCTTGAGAAGGGAAGGGGCGACCATCGCCGCCCCCGTTGATCTTAGGCCGGGATTGCGTTCTTGGCCCCACGGCTGACATGGAAGTATTGGCCGCTTACAATCGCGGTGTTGACTGGGGTGTAAAACCCACCAGAACCCGTCGCCACGGTGAACGCCGGGACCGTCATCGTCACTTGCGTCCCTGTCGTAGCGGTTGCCGCAATATCTGCGGACGCCTTGACCCAGTAGTATTCGCGGCCATCGTTGCCAGTTTCGACATCCCCAAGCTTATAGCTTGGAGTGCCTTCTGTGGATGCGCGGCCCACGTTCAAGGTGCTGTCCCAATAGGGCAGGCCAGTGAACACATCATCCAGTTGCGGGCCGAGTTGCGGCTCAGTGCGGAAAGGAACAGAGTTTGCCATGGTGATTTCTCCTTATGCCGTGATCAGGCGAACGGTGAACAGCGGGTTCTCAAGAACCATCTGCCCAGACCAAACAATGCCCTGCGCAACCGCATCTTGGTTGATCGGGCGCATTCCGCCTGCGGGGTGGAACGGCACAAACGATTGGCCGGGGAACTCGTAGATCGACAGCGACGAAGTATCGATGCCAAACGCGGTGTTCGCGGGCATAACGTTGCCCGCACCGCCAGCCGCAACAAGCTCGGTCAGGCCGGCCGGGGTGTGGTAGGCCAAGCCAGAGTAGCCAAGCCGCGCGGAACGCTCGGTAGCAAGCCGCTGATGCGCGACAAACGACGCCGAAACCGCCTGATAGGACAGGCTGTCGAAGATCCACAGATCGGGGTATTGCGACCCACGGCTGCGGGCCAAGGCGATCTGCTCAATGATCGGGCGGGCCGTGGTGCTGTCCCACACGTTGCCCAGAGCCGGAAAGCCCGTGGTTGCGTTGAATGTGCTGGTGCGCCATGCGGCGACGTTCATACGGTCAACACCGCCATAGGTGCCAGTGTTGGGCAGGATCGGGATAGCACCGCCGAAGCCGACCATCTGGCGACCGCCTGAGCCAGTGCCATCACCAACGATGCCAAGTTCGAATTCTTCCTTGACGGTCTTCTGAGCGGCTTTGACATAGAAGCTCATCAGGTCGATGATTTCTTCTTCGCCGGAGGTGTAGAGCAGTTCCGTGCCCGTCAGAGAGAACATCGACACAACGCGCGACCAGTTGAACATCGCGCTGTTCAGCAGTTCTTTCGGCGTGATTTCGATCTTGTCGTAGCCCGTGAACCACTGCGCTTGCAGCTTGTCGAACTCGACAGGGATGCGAAGCTCAGGACCGCCCGCGCGCTTGACCTGAATACGGCCACTGTCGCGCAAAATGCGGGTGAGGGGGGTTGCGTTGTAAACAATATCCTGCGTTTCACGCGAGGACCGGGCAACAGCGGCAGTGAGTAGCTGCCCGTAGTTGCGATCTGGGTTGATAGCCATATGCGTTTCCTATGCGGGTTAGGATCGGCCTTTCCGCAATTCCTTGCGCAGCCAGTCCGAAAGGGGTTCGTCGCTATCTGTAGCCGCAGGGGTCAACCCATCAGAGGGAGCGCCGCGCACAGACTTGGTTCCTGCATCTTTGTTTGGATGCTGATCTTGGGTCTGAGCCAAGGGCGCAATCGGAGCGGCGGTATGAGCGCCAGTCGGGCTTGGGAATTTGGCGGAGGCGAAAGCATATGCGTCCTCAAGCCGTTCCCTTATGGATACATTATCACCAGCAGGATATTTCTGCAAGAACTCCGCCATATGCGCCTCCAACTCTGTGGCGCGGGGATTGCTGGCCTTGAAGCCATCCCACTCCGACGCGACAGATGCCACACGGGCCTCTTGCTGCTGGCTTTGAACGTGTTGCGTCACGCCGCCGATCTGCTGCTTGAGTTGGGCCAATTCCTGCCGCAACTGCTGGTTTGATGCCTCATGCTGCGAAGCGACCTGATCAGGCTTTTGCCCCAGCACATACGCGGCAATGTCCCGCAATGTAACAGGCATTCCGGTCTGTGGGTTCTTGATGCCAAGGTTCGCCACCACGGCTTGCAGGCCCGCAACCGGGTTGCGGCGCAACTCCTGTTCCATCCCGGTATAGCGCTGCAATGCCGTCGCCAGATCAGTGCCCGACTGCTTTGCCATGTCTGCATATTTGCGGATAGGCTCAAACGCCTCTGCCGCCTCGCGGTGCTTGGTGATGCCCTGCTCCAACTCGCGCACGGTGCGGTGAATAGCGCCGCGCGTGCCCTCTGGAACGGATTCCCACTCCGACTTCGCCGCATCATCGAAGCGCGGCGGGGCGTCGCGGAATGCGGTCGGCTTCGGATATGGCTTAGGTTCAGTGACAACAGAGGCAACTTCAACCTTTGCGGCGGGAATTTTCGTGTCAGGCTTTACCTTCGCCTCGTCTTTTACAACGGGCGCTTTGACCTCATCCTTGGCCGCAGGCTTTTCCTTCGCCTCAGTCTCAGCATCGCCCGCCTTCTTCATCTCATCAGCCAAGGCATCGCGGAACGTCTCAGGCTTATCGACCTTCGGCGGCTCATCTTTGGCTAGGCTCGGCTGCCCCTGTCCGACTTCGGTTCCGTAGGTTCCCGGTGTCAGCGTGGTGGACAGGTTGACGGTGCCAGCCGGAATGTCAGTGACGGTCATGTCGTTCATGGTGTTCCTCGGTTATTCATCAAGCGACACAACGTCCGGTCTCCAGCCGTTGTCAAAGTCATGGATTGCCTTAGCCACGGTATCCCGAGACTGCTTGGCATCTGGCACATATTCGCGAAACTCTGGCTCCGGCTCATTGCCCAACTCGATGAAGTCCTGCCCATGCGGGTTGTGATCGGCGCGATGCGACCGGGCCAAAGCCGCCTTGCTGCCGTAGTATTTCCCGTCTGCCATGCTTTGCACGGGTTCTGAGAAATCCCGCGTTAACATCGGAGTAGGGAAGTCAGACCGCGCATGAGAAACTGAGCGCCGCCGCTGCATGGGCGGCAACGGCGTCCAGTTGATCTTTGCATAGCCTTCGCTGTAGCTGCTCATGCCTTGAGCGCCGTCCGCATGTTGTCAATCTTGTCCTTGAGTTCCATGCACAACTCCAGCAACTCTGCAACGGTCGGGGTGGCCGCATTTGCGATGGTCGTCGCACCGTCCGGCGTTGGCAGGGTGCCAGTGGTCGCGGTGACGGTGTTTGCGGTCAAAGCTGCGATCTGCGCCTTGGCTGCAACTGCGCCCGCGATCTGGTTTGCCGTTTCTTTTGCCAATTCGGTTGACATGCCGAGTTCGGCCAGTCTGCGTTTGTCTGCCATGGTTTTTTATCCTCAATAAAGGCCGTAAAACGTTCCCGCTACGGCGGTGACTTTGATTGGTGCGAGTGGGATTACTTGGTTCACAGGCGGCGCTGTGAGGGTGAGCACAGTAGCGAATGCATCCTGCATTGTGATGTTGCCCGCCACAGTGCAGATGATCGAGCGCGGGCGGACGCCGCGAGCAAAACCCACCTATAGGATGGGTTCGTCTGGCTCAGAATGTTTAGAAATGCGTCAGACATTGGGGTTTCCTTTTTGATCCGCCTGCCGCTCGGCCAGGCTCATGCTGCGGTCGCTATCTGCTTCGGATTGCGCCTGCTTGCGCTCGCCCATCGCGTGTTGCCGCGCGCTGTTCTGCGCGGCCAAGGCGGTATCCGTGGCCTGCGTGGCAATGTCATGTGCCAGCTTCACATCCTCGCGCTTCTGGCTGTGTTCCTCTAGCGCAACCCATGCGCCCTCGACTTGGCCTTTGACGCCCAGAGCCTCAATCCTGGCATAGACCTCACGCGTTTGCGCTTCGATAAGCTGCGATTGCTCACGAAGCTTTTGCACCTCAAGCATAAGCTTTTGGTTATCGTTTGCGGCCTTGGCCTCTGCCGTTTGCGCCTTAAGCTGCAAATCCTGCACCTTAGCCTGAGCCTCTGCTTGTGCCGTCATGCCCTTGACCTCGACTTCCTTCATCTTGGCATCAGCAAGTGTTTGTTGTGCCTTGACCAATTCAGCCGCAGGGCCTTGATCTTTGCTAGCCGCAGCCGTTTCCGCCGCGCGCTTGGCAAGTTCGGGGGCCGCATCAAGCATGTCATCAATCGCGGCAATCACCGATCGCGGCGGGCGATATGGCGAAAGCGTGTATTTCAGCACCTCAGCGGCAGCGCGAATGACAGGCTCACCCATCGACGCCGCGCCCATAAGCCCCTGAATGCCGCCAGTGAAGGCCGCGTAGAATTCCGTCGCACTGGCCTTTGCTTCGGTTTCATCCGCAAGGATCGTGCTGTCCGTCTCAATTTCAAAGGCAAAGTTCCGCGCCTTGTTGTCGCGCAACAGCTTCATCACATCCTCAATCGGGATGGTGTCGCCAGCCTTTTGCAGCATGGGGCCGTAGTGCGCAATAATCGCCTGTTGCGCCTGATCAAACTGCGCCTTGGCCTGCTGTGCTTGCTCTGGGGTTGGCTGCTGCCCGGATTGCTGGGCCTCTTGCATCATGGCCTTCGCCTTGGCCGCAAGATCCTTCATTTCCTTCTCGGCATCGGCCTCGATCTTTTTGACCTGTTTTTCCAACTCAGCCTTGGTGGGAATATCCATCTGGGACATATCCAGGAGCGTCTTTTGGCTGAAATACTCCGCCATCATTTCCGATGCGATGATCGTTATATCCCGCGCCACGCGGACCAATTCATCGCATTTTTCCTTGACGCGAACAGAACCGTATTGGCTCTTAAGCCTTTGCGCTCCCAAGGTTTCGCTGGCCTGCGTTTCGCCGCGCATAATGTCCGATATGCCGGACAAGCGGTCATAATCTGCGAAAAGTTCACGCCGCGCCTCGATCAGTCCCGCAATGGCCGCAGCAATCTCAGCAACGGGCATCCACTGCACAAAGTTGCCCGCGCTGCCGCCAGAGATCAGCGCGCCCGGAACGGGGATCAGGATTGACGTATCGCTGTCATCCTTCATCAACTGCTCAATGGCTTCGCCTACGTCACCGCCGCCTGCGATCAAGCCCTTCATCCGCACCATGTCGAGAAGGTTGTAAATCCGCAGCGTCAGGCTGTTGATTTTGCGGAAGTGGCTTTCATAACGCAGATAGTCCGGCACGGGCATCAACGACCGAGGCTTGAGCGTGCCGTATGCGGGCCGGGGGCATGGGAAAAACCCCTGCAAATCATAGTGCGGCGGGTTTTCATCAAGGATATTCTCACACCCCGGAACAACCCAATACACGCGGTTGTCGGCTTTGTGCCAGATTTCCCAAACGCCAGCCTTCCCCTCGTGGCCTTCGTCTTGCTCATTCAGGCCCGTCGAAAGCAATGCACCCTTGGATTTCTTGTAGGTAAAGCGCTTAGTCATTTCCTTGCGCGTCATCCATGCGCGGCGCGCCACCCAAGGCAGTTCTCCCCATTTGCGCGCTGGCGGATGCAGGAAGTCCTTGCGGTCCAAATGCTCAAGGAAAACTTGCTGGCCTTTATCGCTTTCGTATGTGACCCAAAGCTGCCCACGATTGTAGAAGATCAGATCGTCGCGGACGCAAATCATCGCCTCATCAAGCCCACTGCGCTCATATGCGCTTGTCACAGACCGCTCAAGCATCTCTGCCGTGGTGACGTAAAGCTTGCGCCTGTCGTTGAACATTGGCGCGACAACGGGCTTCGGCGGGCGGGCATAGATTGCGGGTTTCAGGATTTCCGTAGACGCCCAGAACAGATCATAGCCCGTGTCTTTCAGACCGAATAGGGCTGCGTCGATCCGCTCCACCAGCCCGTAAATATCATCAATCCGGTCGCAGGTGGCTTGCCAATCGTTGAAGTGAGCTTCGGCTTTTTTGATCGCAGCAAGCAGTCGTGCAGATGATTTTGGCTCGTCCTGATCTTTCAGGGTATCGGCGTCTGAGGTGTCTTTCTCGTCAATCAACGTCGCGTCCTCATGCCAGGAAGTTCTGGGGCCGTCACATAACCGTCGCGGCTTATCGCATACTTTGGCTTTTCTGGCAACTGCCGCACAGGAGCGATCTGCCGCCATGCCAAAGCGAGATACCTAAACGCATCAGAAACGTGGCTAGACCAATCGTGCAACGGGTTCTGCTTAAACACCTTGTTGTCATCGTCCCACTCGCGGCGATACTGTTCCAGCGCCGATATGCCGACTTCCTCGCACCTCGGATGAAACACGCACCGGGGCAGCGTCTGGCGGGCGGCGTTGATGCCGTCTAACAATCCAGCCATAGGGACCACCTGCGGATGCAAGCCAAGCTTCTGCATCGTCTCAACGCGCGTCCTGCCAGTCCCCCACTCTTTCACCTTGGCGTCATGTGGCACAAAGTCCGTGCCGTCTTGCCAGCCATGATCTTTGCGGCGTTGCTCAATCACCTCCGTATAGTGATCAACCCCAACGCCGTTTGCCGTGTAGCAGTCGAGAATGTAAACCTGCCCGCCAACCACTTGAAACCACCAGATTGATGTATCATCCCGCACGCCAATATCCCAAGCCCGATGCACGGCGCGTGGTAGGGCTTCGATGTCGTCAATACGGCCTTCTGCCCGCAGGGCAATCATCTCGCGGGCATAGAAAGCCCCCAGAATAGCCGCGTTGAAGCTGCACTCATATTCCTGCTCGAACTGCGCACGGCCAATATCTTCGCCATACATGGCGACATATTCCGCAAGGCTTTCCGCGATCTGTTCCGGCGATAGCGCCCCGGTGGAGTGGATGTTGCTTACCTCTGCAAACCAGCGCGGGTTATCCTTCGCCATCTGATACATCGAAAGCGCGTGATTGCGCCCGCGTGGCGTGGTGATGAATGTCGCCCAGCCATCGTTTTCTTCAAGCATCGGGCGGATGTAGCCCCACGCGGCAGGGTTCGCCAACGCAAACTCAGAGAACGTTACGCCGGCAACCCCAGCGCCAACCAGGCTGTTGTATTGGTCAGATCCGACAACTTGCCACGTCGCGCCGTTTTTGAACCTGATGAACATCTCGTCATCGACGGTGTTGTCGCGCAGCGCCAACGGGAAAGCCTCATCAACGCGGCGCTTTCCCGTGTGTGGGTTTACGGCGGTCCAGATGGCCTTGCGCGCTTGCGTCTTGAGCGGCAGCATGTGCCAGTATGAGGCGGGGCGCTCAAAAGCTGCAACTGCGGTGCGGTGAAGGATTAGGTCGTCTTTGCCCCACCTACGATGCGCAATTTCAATCGCGCGCTTGCCGCCATTTTCCAGATAATCCCACAATGGGCGCTGATATGGTCGCGGCTTCCATCCGTTGGGAAGTGTGATCTGAGCCATTATTTCTCATCTGCATATCGCTGGATCACGATTTGCAGCGGGCTTTTGTCATCGCCGGACAATTCCAGCTTATCGCCGTATTTCTTCGGCTGCATCTTGCCAAGCATCCATCGCCGCGTGTCAATCATCAGCTTGTTGCGGGCAATCACGTTGTGGTCAATCACATCAACGCCATCAACAGTCACAACGTCCGCACCTTGGCGGTCGGAAATCTCAAGGCACTCCTCAAAGATTGCGTCAGCCCTTGCCTCGCGCGCGCAGGTGTATTCGCTATCAAGGGCTGGGTCTTGGCTGCACCACAACTCGAATGTCTGACGTGCTGGCGTCCAATCGTCACCGATGCAGGCTTTGCTCAGTGACATCCCACCGCGAACCCGCGCAAGGATTTCCTCGCAGGCTTTGGCCTTTTGCTCATCTGTCCATTTGATTGGCATGGGTGTTAAGATATCACATTCTACTTCATTGTAAACGCCGCGCCTCGGGCCAAGGTCAGAGCCTCTGCGCGGCTGCGGGCGTTGGGTTCATAACTCCGACACCTCCCGCTGATCGCCTGCATTTACCCGCAGGTCAGGGTGTCTCGAGATATCGCGCAATCGCCGCAGGGGACGTGGACCACGCTTTGACACGGGTGTTGCTGGGGTCGCCGAATGGCGGGCGGCCAAGCGTCGATCTGGCGAACCGCATACCGTATCGCTTCGACATGGAATGCACCGCCTTGATGGTTGAGCCGAGATATTCGGCGGTTTCCGCAACGGTCATTCCGGCGGTGGCGCATCGCTGATAGTCTATGCGGCGGAGGGTCATGCTATCACCCCCGGCGCTGGTTGTTTGAGCGGGTGAGGTCTTTCATGCTGTTACCGCAATCATATCAGCAAGGCATTTGCACGGATCAACTGCGGCCCAGAATTTAGCCTTAGCGTCTGCGTATGCGTCTGCGTATGCGTATGCGTCTGCGGCTGCGGCTGCGTCTGCGGCTGCGTCTGCGTATGCGTCTGGGGCTGCGGCTGCGTATGCGGCTGCGTATGCGGCTGCGTCTGCGTATGCGGCTGCGGCTGCGTCTGCGGCTGCG